CGCGCATAAATTGTCCAAAGCTCCAGCTGCCACGTGAACTCGAATTTCATATATTCTTCACGGACGTATATTATGACCGTGACCGTGAGTTCAGTTTGGAAGAGATGAGCTTGTGGAATGAGTCCAGTGCTAAAGCATGTAGAGCATTCATTGACCACCCAGAAATGGAACTGCATGACATGCGTTGTCCACAGTGTGGTATTGAAACAAGACGTCGCTTGATAGATGTGTGTCAGAATGGTTGTAGACGTTTCACTGGCGAATACTATCATCTAAACGGAAGCTCGAATGCCAGCGCTGTCTGGGAGAACCAAAAGCTGGAGGTAGTACAATGAAGACATACATCAATGTCTCAGCACAGAAAGAATACCGCATACCTGTAGTTTGTCCCAAGTGTAAATGGATGGGTCTCGTGTATCTTCATGAGAAATGTCCAGCATGTGAGGAGGTGAAAAGACGTGAGTCTGAACGAAAGATGTCAGATATGCAACAGCGAACAAGCAACCCACGACGCAAAACTTACATACGGTCCATGGGCGTACGTGTGCTATCGTTGTTTCAAAAAGATAGGATGTCAAACCGAAGGATTGAGTACAGTCATCAATAAGGAAGAACTCAGCAAACAGAAAGGAGGCGGCAACAATGGATGATATGTTCATTGGCTCCCGCGACACAGCGACGCATCGAGTCTGTGGTACCTGCGACACTTTGCTGCCAGTCGAGGCCTTCTACAAAGACGGTCTCGACTCAGATGGCAACACGCGCTACAGACGCGATTGTAAAGATTGTTACAAAAAGACCCGAATACTCGAAGCCAAATTCAAAGACAGGAGAAAGAACAAATGACTGACGTTAAACTCTGCGCAGGTTGTATTGAAATGCTGGACGAATACAATCCCTACATTGTGCCAGTAAACATTATCGAAGTCTCGATGGAAGAATGTGAGAACTACAAGATTGGAGGTGAGTATTGTGACTAACACTAATATGCGTAAAGTAGGTATCTGTCAAGTCTGTGGTATTCGTGTACCGGATGATAGATATAACTGCTCCACACATTTGAATACACGTGAGTCCAGTCTTGGATTAGCACGTTACATTCATAGGCTGGATTCCCGCATCCCTTCGTCCCGCATCAAAGAAATCGCTGCACAATTCGACGTATCAACAGCGACAGTGTATAACCATCTGAAACGTGAAGGCTTCATATCCAACAGAGAATGGAGGCAAGTATGATGGGAATGATGTTCTGTGATGAACGCACAACTGACAAGTGTGCGTCTTGTGATGTAGACCTCGGGTCTTGTAGAGTAATCTACGCTGCTGATGGAGCAATGTATTGCAGCATCGACTGCGGCGAGTACGACTGGGAGGCGGCTGGACTTAATCCTGACGACTTCTCGGGCGCTGCCGATGATTTGATACCATCAGAAATAGGTATAGCAATCCGTGAATGCTGCAACACATGTGCCGCAGGTGGAGATGGTATGTGTTGCGTGGACGGTAATCAACAGGCTGAACAGCCAATAGGAGGTATTTGTGAGTTATGGACACCTTACATATCAAGCTAAAGGTCAAGGGGTTCAAGCGAGTACCCCACCACATGAAGTCTGAAAAGATATGGGTGAAGGACAAAGTCTGTGTGCAATGGGTTCGCCGCCGTATACCGAGGGTCGGCGAAGCTGTCAGGATACAAGGGTCCAAAAACTCTGATGGCATATATGACCTCCCGAAGGACGAAGACAAATTGAAGGAGGCATTGAAGAAGCTATGAACGGTCTCAAAGCTATATCAGTCTCAATCGAAGTCAGAGTTCCGAAGGGTCAATTCTGTAACCATACAGCCAGAGGACGCCTCGCCCCAGACCCTAACAACTGTTGTAGATTCTGTGTGCGCAACAATCAAGGCGGGTTCACATGTGCACTATACAATGAGCTGCTTACGTCTCAGGCACAAAACAAAGTTCATTCGACAAAAGGTAAGTACCGCACAAATCTCATTGGCGTCATTGTTAACAAGCATAGCCGCTGCGCCAAAGCGACAGCATATGGCAAGGATGTAATCACAGATGAGACAGAAGAGCTGGTTCGTAATGCACTCGAGGGTATGGACATCAACGAACTCAAAGTCGACGCAATCAAGCAATATCAGTCAGTATACAAAGGTCTCTTAGCTTACGGTCTTCCTGTAGAGATGGCAGAGCGAGAGGCGATGAAAGCAATCAAAGGAGGAACGTCATGATATTCTTAGCAATGGCCGCAATGTGCATCCTAATCTGTTATGTGATGTGCTACTTGATGGTCAAACACAACCCAGACCTACAAGGTCCTGAAGGCAGACAAGGACCGCAAGGAATCAAGGGTGACAAAGGTGAACGTGGTGCGACAGCCGAAGAGGTAGTTGCAGAAATGTTAGCCAGAGCAGAAGCTGCCAAGCAATGTAATCGTACATGCATTGGACCACGCTGTGAGTGGGCAATGTGGTGCACAGAACAATTCGAAAGGAACAATGAAGATGAAGAAGATTGAACTAACTATCAGCCCCGAGTATGTCCCGAGTTGGACAGTAGTAGATGCGATACGCGAGCTATTCCAAAACGCGTTAGACCAAGAAGCACAGTACCCAGACAACAAAGCGTCGTGGGAATACTTCCCTGACACAGGCCGCCTCGTCATCAGAAATACAACCAGCAGACTTACACTCGATAGCCTCTTGCTCGGTAGTACCACCAAGGCTGATGATGCAAACACAATTGGTCAGTATGGCGAAGGCTATAAGATTGCAGCACTTGTCTTGCTGCGCAATAACAAACGCATGGTGATACATAACCACGCCGCCAATGAGACGTGGGACCCGCGCTTCGTTGACAGTCGCCGATTCAAATGCAAGATACTAACATTCTTCATTGACAAGCTATGGTTCGATAGAAGCAAGAACCATGACCTCGAAATCGAAGTGTACTCAATCTCACAACAAGAGTTCGACGAGCTTCTGAAGCCCGCCAATCTCTGGTTGCATGAGGATGGTTATAAAGTGCTGGAGACTAACGAATACGGTGAGTGTTTGTCTGATGAGTCACAGAAGGGTATGGTCTATGTTAACGGTCTGTACGTCTGTAAATATGACGAATATAAGTTCGGCTACAACTTCAAGCCCGGTCATCTCCGCCTCGACAGAGACCGTAAGCTTGTCAGCGACTTCGACCTGAAGTGGTTAGCATCAAGATTCTGGATGCAGAGTCCTATGGTCGTCAACTACATCGAGGAAGGCATCGCCGACGTGTCGTACGTCCATGCAATGTCTTACAACAATCCTGCAGACGAGTGTTGGGAACGCTTCACTGGTGTACATGGACCCCGCGCCGTTCCTGTCATCAGTCAGGAGGAGTTAGACAAAGTGCCGCAGGGCTACAAAGGAGTACTTGTAGATAGGAACTACCAGTCTCTTGTCCGCTCCTCGAGCAACTGGGAAGACCCGACAGATGACAACATCAAAATCCCATACTGGGAGCGCCTCGAGATGTGGTACGATAACTGGAATCTTGATACACTCATCTATGATGATGAGTGTAAGGAGATGTTCCAGCAGTTAGTGGAGGACATGAAGAATGAAGACCTGTAAACAGTGCGGTGACATGAAGCCGCTCAAATCCTTCCGCATGTACTACGGCGGTCGCAAGGGGCACTACAAGACTTGTCTCACCTGCGAGCGCATCAACAACAAGCACAAGTACCTCTCGTCCAAGGTAGCCAGCGGCACCGCCAGTGTCGGCGACGCCGAGGAGCTAGCCAAGATTGAGGAGCTGTGGGAAGCCCAGCGTGAGCTCGGTCTCCAACCTCCCCGCACTCAGCAACCCACCAGCGACGACATAGACCTTGACGCCACGTTAGCCCGCTACAAGACTTCAGCAGAAAAGGCACGGGCAGAAGCACCTGATGAGCCCAAAATTCCTGATGAGCTCGAACATTGGCTTAGTGTCAAATTGACTGAGGAACCTGACTACTATCTCGATACTGTCTACGATGAACTCAAAGCGAAGTATCGTCCGATACTCAAGGTTGATGGTGAGACACTCTTGCCGGTGTATGATGAGACCTACAAACAAGCTTTGGACACGCTGCTGCAGCGTTTCTATGACTACGAGGATGGACACTCGTAATTGTTCGTTGCAAATAGATACTTAGCCTGTGCTCAATCGAGTACAGGCTAGCTATTTTCTCAACAACTCAACAACTTAACATAACTTAACAAACTTAACGAATTGACGTTTCACGACCCAAAAAATATATAATCAATTTACAAAATTGTGTTTTGTAAAATATTTTCGAAAAAATATTAAAAAAGTCGTTGATTCGTTGAGATTGTTGAGATAAGTTGAGTTGTTGAGTTGTTGAGTTAATTTGTGGTGTCTGAACTTGACTGATGCGCCGCCGGGCCTTCTGAACTACACAGAAATCTACTAGAAGTTGGGCATATGAAAATATGTAATAATTCGCGAGAGCTTATAAGATAATAATAATACTATATATATATGTTTTTCTTCCAATACTTCCAGTATGACGGTCCGTGAGACTTGTTCCACAAACATAGTAGATATACATATATAATTATACACTGTACTGCACGTCGTCCAGATTCGCCAGCTCCGACGCCGCGCAGGGTCGATGCGGCGACGAATTCAATGTATTTTGAAAAACCAGAACCCTGTATCACGGCGCCGCTTTTACAGCCCGACGCGGCTTTTGGCTAATCGAGGCTGTGGCATGGCGCCGGGCTGCATGGAGGCTGAACGACAGCCGCAAGGGTTTTAGCAGCCGCAGTGTCGCTTTGGCTAGATGCGGCTGCAGGAAGGGTTTTAGCGGCCACGGGCGGACGGGGCGATGACACACTGAGCCGCAGCGCCGACATTGCTCACGCTAGACGTGACTGTCCACGCACTAGTAGTTTCTGCGCTGGCTGGTCGTGGCTGCGGGATATATGAAAAGTCGAAGCCAGCGCTGACTAGGCGCTGGCTTCTGGAAAGTGAGTCGAGAAGCGCACTGCGGTTAGGCGACGGTTTCGTTGTCTGCAGTTTTATCTGCGCTGTCGCTGTTGTCTGCAGTTTTATCTGCGCTGTCGCTGTTGTCCGAGTTTTGAACGAGCGTCAGCTGGGCGATTTGGGCGAGGATGTCGTTGGCATCTTTCTTGCTGAGATTTCCAACTTCGAGCTGTGCGAGAAGCTCAGCTATTTGACTACGAATCGGGTCGTTGGACGAGCCGCCGGCTCCAGCGATTCTGATGGCTTTCAGCTGCTCTTCAGCTTTGAGTAATGCGAGCCAGCCTTCAGACTCAGGGTCGAAGCCTTCTTTCGACTTCATGATGGACTTTTTGCTTTGCACGTTCCGCAGCTCACGTCTGAGAGCAGTTTGGTCTGCGGCCAGTTTTTTGAGAGTCTCTTCGCTGAACTCTGTCGTACCCGCGGTGCGGCGGCCAGATTGTTTTGACTTGCCAGTCGCTGCGCGGATGAGGTTTTCGGCGATTGCTCCCGTGAGCATGGAGATGTAGTTTTCTTTCGTCATCACTTTGCCTTTGGCTCGCGACCTTTTGGACTGCTGGCTTTTGAGCATGCCGTCGATTGTCGGCTCATCAAGGATTTTGATGAATTCCAGGTCTTGAGCGCTGATGTCGACGATTGCGTTGATGAGGTTGTCCATCGCGCCATGGTCTTTTTGACTTGCTTTGAGCATGCTGCGGGCTTCTTCAACCGTCTGCTCGTCTACGGAGCTCATACGCTCGTTGATTTCCGCAAGTATGGTGTTGCCGAGTGTGGCAGCGAGGTTGGTAAGCTGTGCGGTGCCGCTCAGGGCTCTTGTGCTGTTGGCGTCTACGCCGTTGGTGTTTTCTGCGAATAATTGATTGTCGTTCATGACGAATTCCTTTCTGCAGCGGGTCTGCCGCTGCGGCACGCGGTTTGTACCGCGGCCAATATTTTGTTGTCAATGTGCAGTGCGTTATTTGACTCTATACCTATTATACCACATAATCTCGCGGTTGTGTTCAGTTTTTCGAAAAATTGAGGTGGACCGCACACAGAATTTTCGAGCTGAGTCGGGGCTGCGGTGGTGAAGCGAGGTTCGGACGGGTTTTAGCCGCCGTGGTGTGGTTTTGGCTAGAGATGACTCTCAGCTCGGATTTGCTGTGGCCGCAAGGGTTTTAGCAGCCGCGGCCCGGTTCAGTATGGAGGTGGCTGCCGCCGCGGCCTGGCTCACGCTGACCGTGGCTGTCCACAGACTAGTAGTTTCGACACAGGCTGGTCGTGGCTGCGGGCCTTGCGGCCAAGATAAATATTTTTCAAAACTGAACACAACTGCAAGAATATATGATATAATATAACTGTAATAAACAAACAGAAAGGAACGAACAAAATGTATGAAATCTTAAAATCAGAACAAGCTGACGTCGATAAAATGACTGAAAGCGAACGCGCAATCTATTGTATGTCCGATAATAAAGAACTGGCTAAAATATTATCGGTACAACACACAACAGTCAAAGAATTCTTTGACATCGCATCAACGTTAAACGAACTACACACGATTCACCACCGATTCAACGAAGTCGACGAAGACTTACTATTCGACGAGAAACTAACAGACAAACAGAAGCAACTTGTAGAACAACTTCAGTATGAAACGTTCAATGTTACAATCGCTATTGGTAATCGCTCAGTGACAAGAAGTCTGATATGTATGGACGAATGCGATGCGCTGTATCATTATCTCAGTATAATAAAACTGAACGCTTTTTACTTTATGTTAGAACACGTTGACATTCATCATTTATCATATTATCTGTTTGAGCTCAACAGCGATTGACTTTTATGCGACTAACAGCCAGTATCTACTGGCTGTTACTTTTTTGGTTCAGTGCAGCTACCACACCGGCTGGTCGTGGCTGCGGGATGCAGTCGCAATAAATATTTCTTAAAATTGAACACAGCTGCAAGATTATATGATATAATATATATATGAGCTGAACACAGCTTAATATATAAACTGCAGCTGACTGCAGGGAAAGAGGTCACCCATGGATAAAAAATTATTGAAGCAAGCTTTAGACTATGCAATAGCTACTAGCAAATGTAAACTGACGGAGGCTGCTCTTCGTGAGCTGACTGACAGCTTAAATTTTCAAGAAGCTGTCAAACAGCCTTTAGTCTACAACAACAGCAATCGTTCTTTTGAAACTGAGCGCTCACTTCAGCTATTATATGCTGACTGGATTCAACAGCGAGATGATGACGAAGAGTTTCTCTCGTATGAAAAATGGCTGAGCGGCTGCTACCCCAATCTGATAGAAGTCACCGAGCCTGATGCGCTGACAGCCGCTGCACTGATGCAGCATCTAGACAGCGACTTAAAAGACCGCGATGAGCTGCAGGCTAACAACGATGAGCTGTGGGATAAGTGGTACGAAGGGTCAGCTGCAGTTATATACAACGGACAAGTCTATCAGTTCGGCCACGGCGCTCAGTTGTATAATGCGCTGCAAGATTTCTGCCATCTATTTATTAACGAACAATAACCACCAGTGAAACGCAGCTGAGTCCGGCTGCGTTTCATTTTATTCTTCAGCGCAGCTGTGGTGCGAGCTAGATGCGGCTGCGCCAAGGGTTTTAGCGGCTGCAGCCGGCTTCAGCGAAGCTGTGACTGAACGTGCAGCGATTGCTCACGCTGGTCGTGGCTGTCCACAATCTAGTAGTTTCTGTACCAGCTGGTCGTGGCTGCGCATCTTCGTGGAAAGAGGCAGCCCGTAGGCCGCCTCTCGTTTGTTTACTTGTATGATAGCGATGGTAGCATTCTTCCAAGCTCGTTCACGATGTCTTTGACAATCTTGTGGTCAGTCAGCTCAATGTCGTTGCCATGGTGTTCCGGATGTATCGCTGTGGCGATGAGCTTCTGTTGTTCTCCATGACGACCGTAGGTTGCGGTGATTGTAACTTTGATTGCTTGCTGTTGCCAGTGGTGAGCTTTCGTAAAATTGATTTGGATTGAATTGAATTCCATGTTCTGCCTCTTTCCGCCGTAGCCGGCTGTTTGATATTCAGTTCTCTGAACCGTTAAGCCTATTATAACACAAATCCTCGCGGATTGTGTCAGCAGATTGAAAAACGATGCGGCGGCGAAATAGTTTGTCTTTTATGCGGCCGGCAGCCCGTTTAGTATGTTTGTAGTGGTTTTAGCCGCTGTGGTGAGGCTCAGGCTAGATGCGGCTGCGCCGAGGGTTTTAGCGGCCGCGGTGACGCACGAGCTAGATGCGGCTGCGAGCGGGGTTTTAGCCGCGGCGGCGATGCACCGGCTGGTCGTGGCTGCGACCACAGACTAGTAGATATTTTTGAGCAGGCCTAGTGGCCGCTACACATTCACTCACTTTGGAGCTGTGCTGGCCGGTTGCTATCCGGCCTCTCAGCTTATTCTGTTTCAGTCAATATCGTTCTAGTCGGCTCGGGCTGTCGGTTTAGATTATTTGTTTCAGCAGATTCAAGACTTGTTCTTGATTCATTTGACCGGTTTGTTCAATCGTATCGATTATCATTTGAACATCGGACTTTCTGACTTGAGTTTCGGCAACCGGTGCATTTTTGGCTTTATGCTCGAGCAGCATTTTTTCGACTCGGACTGCGTTTCTGTATTCGTCGTTGTCGCATTCAACTGTTGTTAGCCACCGGCTTAAAGTCTTCTTAGACTGGATTGATTTCAGAGCTTTAATTGTTTCGTCGTAATCAAGCTTATCAACGTCGGCTTGTTCAAAGCTCGGTACTGTTTTTGGCTTTGCTTCTAGCATGTTTCTGACTTCAGCCAGTAAATTTTCTTCAGCTAGAACTTTTGCCATGGCTTCTGCATAATCGCTACGACCTTTTTGCTTGCGCAATCTGCATTTGACCGATTGAATTCTTTTTAGCTCTTTTTTGACCGCGACTAGGTCATTTTTCATGGCTTGGGCTTTTTCGGAAACTGCTTTTATTGTCTTATTAGTCATAATTATAGACTCACTTTCTTTTAATAAAATTTAGCCCGAGCCGACTAGAACGATATTGACTTTTCAAGGTTCAACATAAATAATTATTATAATTAAAATAATGTCCTAAAATTATTCAATTTATTTAATTTATTTATTATACTAATTATACTGAAAAAATACTACTTAATAAGCTTCAAATATTAAGACTTTATTAAATAAAAATATCATTTTAGCTAAAAATTACTACAAAAAGTTACAGATTTTTGACCCGCCTGGCGCGGGGTCGCTCGCAACAGAGACCGGAATTTATGTAACAATAGCCCGGAATTATCGTACCGATAGTCCAGAAATTACAGTGTTAAATAAACATAGTATAAAATTAAATACCACTTGTATCAACTAATAGGCGACTCGCTACGAGCCCGTGAATATGGCCTCGAAAATAAATACTCATATAATTACGCACTCGTAACGAGTTATTAAATATATATGCTATATATGCCTACAAGTGCACATATAATATAGATAGAGGTGACGCTGTATATGTCCGAACAATTAGTAGCTATTATAAGTAATGACGAAGAGGCCGACTGTGATGCCACATCGCTGGCCGCCATTAATGCGTTCTTCGATGAGTCGGAACCAACCATTGTAGGTAACTGCCGGCGGTGCGGCCGGGACGATGTAGCGATGGACCGCCGCGACGTCCACTTATGTCAGGACTGTGTGAAGGCTTACAATAGCCGCGTCAGCCATATGCGCGGTCACATGGACGTGACTGCTATAAGTAAGGATGCAGGCATCGACCTCTGGATGCAGCAACCCGGCGAGACACAGTGGGAGTATACTGTGTGGGTGACGTATAGAGACTGCTATCCTGGGAAGCGACCGAGCTATAGCGACGTGGCGCGGGAGTTGAATATTACGACTAACGCAGTGAAGAAGATTGCTATGCGCTGGAACTTTCAGACTCGGATGCAGGCTTGGATTAGATACACGGAAGATATAACGCTTGCACAGAGGCGGGCGGAGATTCTGGACATGAACAAGGAGCATATCAGCATGGCGGTGAAGATTCGCGGCAAGCTGAATGAAGCCATCGACTTGATAGAGCCTTCGCTGATGAAGCCGAGTGAGATTAGTAGCTTAGCCCGGACGATGGCGGAGCTGGAGCGCAAGGCCCAGGTTGACGCTGAGTCACAAGAAGCTATGCTCACTAACTTACTGAATGACATCGACAATCCGAACTTGAAGAAGCATCAGACACAGCAGGGAGACCTTAGCGAGGTGGTCCAGATATTGCTCAAGGCTGGAGCGCTGAGTAGTGTGACACAAGTTACTGCTAAGGAGATAACTACAGAGCGTTCAGTCACCCTTGGTCTCGGTGATGATGAGGACGACGACTATATTGAGGTCATGCCACATGACGACGAGCAACAAGGCGACTTCTAAGGGACTGGGTAAGCCTTGCTGTATGTGTGCTGAAGAGGCTAACCAGACTATTATTAAGTGGAAGAAACAAGACTGGAATCAATGCGTGGAGCGCATAGACTTTTATTGTGATGAATGTTACAGGAGGGCAACAACCAATGATACAACCAATGACAGATAAGATAGTCATATGTGTCGACGATGACGAGATGCAGCTGAGTGCGCTGAGAGCGTCACTTGAAAAATACTTTCATGTGTACGCTGTGAGCAACGGCGAGGACCTCATCGTTCTACTACATACTGTAGTGCCGCATCTGATAATTCTCGACATAGTGATGCCTGACCCGGACGGCTGGGAGGTATTGACTAATTTGAAGTCGAACAGGAATTACAAGAACATTCCTGTGTTAATGCTCAGCGGTGAACCAAGCCGCGAGAATGAGTTTAGAAGTTTGAAAATGGGCGCAGTCGAGTTCATGCGGAAACCTTATAAAATGCCGGAGCTTGTTGAGCATGTTCAACATCATATGAGCTTGCAGTCGCTTAAAGATAATCAACAAAAATTGGAGGACATAGTCGAATGATAAACGTAGAGAATAATTTTACGTATCACAAACCACATGGCGACCAGCCGCAGCGTTATCAACAATTAAGAGATGCAGCCAAGCAATTTGCAGTTGCGATTCAGAATTTGACACCTGAGTCGAGAGAGCAAAGCTTGGCTATCACTAATTTGGAGCAAGCAGTAATGTGGGCTAACGCGGCGATTGCGCGCAACGAGTCTGAAGAATAAGTCGGAGGTGAGTCGAATGGCGACTCGAGGAACTAAACGGATGACAGGACAATACGTCTCTGAAGATTACGAGATTGATGGTGTAATTCAGAGAGTATGTGTGTTCTGTGGTGAGTCGAAAGATTTGGTTGAGTCGTTTGCAAAAAACGGAAAAAATCCGGACGGTACAACAGCATACAGAAAAGATTGCAGGATTTGTTATAACCTAAGGCGCAGTGAAAATTTGAATAAGAAACGGCATGGTGATTTCCTGGGTGGGCAACGTAGACGCGGCGAAGAGAATCCGGAATTAACCCATCAGGAGTGGAAGGAGTGCTTGATTTTCTTTGGTGGTGAATGCGCATACTGCGGCTGTACAACACGTAGGGGTACAAGAATGACTAAGGACCACCTACAAGCTGTAACGGATGGTGGAGTAACAAGGCAATCTAATATTGTTCCTGCATGTTCTACATGTAACAGCTCGAAAGGTGCTGAAGATTTTAAGGACTGGTTTATGAAGCAGTCTTTCTTTAGCCAAGAGCGGTTGAATCGGATTTTCAAGTGGCGGACGATAATCTCACAATCGGAGGGAGGTGATTGATATGGGAGAGCTCATTGCTCTGGTTTCCGAGTTTTTGATGGTTATAAGTGTGCTTGCTTTTATAATTAGTATAATAACGCAGGTGATAAAGAAGCTGCCGGGAGTGGAACGAATTCCTGCTGAATTGTTAGTAATTTGTTTATCACTCGTTATAACACTGTTAACATTCTTCGGTTATGTAACGTACACTGGCCGCACTGTTGTGTGGTATGAGGTCGTGGCAGCTTTTATATGTGGCTTTATAGTTGCTTTTATCGCGATGTTCGGATGGGAGAAGTTCCACAAGCTTTGGAGCGAATTCCGACATAAAGGCGGTGGCTCAGCATGAATTTAGCTAATGTTGATTTAGGTATTTTACAGAAACAATTAACACCAAGATTAACCAAGTATATACCATACACACCTACGCCAAAACAAACTGCGTTTCTACTAATGAATAATACAAGAGAGATATTGTATGGAGGAGCTGCTGGAGGCGGCAAGTCAGTGGGACAGTTAATGGCAGCCCTCCAATTTGTAGATATACCTGGATACTCTGCAATCTTATTCAGGAAAACATACGCAGACCTCTCATTACCAGGCGCTCTGATTGATATGAGTAAACAATGGTTAATGCCGTTTGTAGATTCTCGTGAGGTCAAGTGGTCAGATAAAGATAAGCAATACACGTTTTCATCAGGTGCGACGCTGAACTTCGGTTATCTTGAGAATAATAATGACTGCTATCGTTATCAAGGTGCTGAGTTCCAATATATCGGAATGGATGAAACGACTCATATTTCACCCTCAAACTACAGATACTTGTTTAGTAGACTTAGAAAACCAGTAAATTTGAACGTACCTCTGAGGTTCAGAGCAACAGCTAACCCCGGCGGAGAATACGGCGAATATTACTACCAAAGGTTTTTTATTGAAGGACCAGAAAAAGGGCGTATCTTTATAGGTGCTGGGTTGCATGATAACCCGTATCTTGATGCAGATGCTTATATTGAGTCACTAAACGAGCTTGACCCGGTGGAAAGAGAACAACTACTTAACGGTAACTGGGAAATTAAAGCTTCTGGAGACATGTTTAGTAGACATTGGTTCCAAATAGTCCCAGATACTGATGTTCCTTTAGGTGCTCAATATGTAAGATTTTGGGATATTGCCTCAACTGACCCAAAAAAGCGAAAAAAGAAGGACAAAAGAGAACCTGACTGGACTGTTGGATTGAAATTAGCTCATTACCAAGGAATGTACTGGATTATTGATATAGTTAGAGTCCAACAAACCCCCCATGACCTTGAAAAGACTATCAGACGTACTGTTTTACAAGATGGTTACAACTGTGCTCAACGAATGGAGAAAGAACCCGGTGCTTCAGGCGAAATTACAATAGATACGTTTGCCAGAGGAGTGTTTAATGGTTATGATTTCGTTGGTATCGCAAGTTCTGGTAGTAAAGTTGAACGAGCAAGACCTGCTTCTGCTGCAGCACAAGGTGGAAGAATAATGATAGTCAAGAAATGCCGAAATGTCTTAGCATTCTTCGATGAAGCGGATACGTTCCCGTATGGCATTAAAGATGACTGTATTGACGGATTATCAGGTGCATTTAATCATTTCAGACAACCCGCTTTAATACGTGCCCCAACAGGTATGAAAAAGAAGGGCGGAAGTTACTGGACTAAGTTTAGGAGGTAGACAAATGGCCCAGCATTTCACATTAAACTATGAGATAAACAATCTTGCCATAGCACGTCGAGATAATCAGCAAATATTGACTGATACTCGTAATATCTACAGAGTTCAGTTTTCGTTTACTGGTGGCGTCTGGGAAGGTTTGATTAAAAACGTTATTTTTATACATAACACTGGTAAAACAATACATATTATTCTCGATGATACTTTAGAATGTCCTTTACCTGCTGAAATGATAGTAGCAGGCACGTTTACAGTCGTTGCTTTTGCTAGCGATGAGGACCGCACTGTAGTTACTACAGCGTCAGGAGCGGCTACTGTAACACGTAGTGGTTGGACACAAGGTGTTGAACCTGTGCCTCCTACTCCTGAAGTTTATGCTCAAATAATGAGCGCAGTTACACAGGCTATAATTGGTGTTCTTGATTTAACACAAAGAGCAGATGATGGAGAATTTAACGGCGAAACGGGTCCTGAAGGTCCACGAGGTAGTACAGGATGTGAGGGTCCTGAAGGTCCAAGAGGTCCAGAGGGTCCTGAAGGTCCAAGAGGTCCTGAAGGTCCTGAAGGTCCGCGTGGTGAGAAAGGTGAGACTGGTGAACGAGGTCCTGAAGGTCCTGAAGGTCCAAAAGGTGAACAAGGAGAACGCGGCGATGAGGGTCCTGAAGGTCCCAAAGGTGACCAAGGTCCAAAAGGTACTGATGGTGTTGATGGCAAAGGTGTTGACTTAAGAGATACACTGAATTCAATAGCAGACCTTGATAGATACAGACCTGGCCAACCTGGATGGGCGTTTTTGATAAATGGACATTTATGGTCTTGGTCTTCTGAAGTTAATGATTATAAAGACGGTGGTCAGTTTAGAGGTCCTGAGGGTCCTGAAGGTCCTCAAGGTGAGCGTGGTCCTGAAGGTCCAAGAGGTCCTGAAGGTCCAGAGGGTCCACGAGGTGAGCGGGGTCCTGAGGGTCCTGAAGGTCCTGAAGGTCCTGAGGGTCCAAAAGGTCCAAAAGGTGAAGAGGGTCCAAGAGGTCCTGAAGGTCCTGAAGGTCCGCGTGGTGAAAAAGGTGAAGAAGGTCCAAGAGGTCCTGATGGTCCTAAGGGGGATGATGGTCCACGTGGTGAACGAGGTCCTGAGGGTCCACGAGGTCCTGAGGGTCCTAAGGGAGCTGACGGTGGCGGTGGAATAGGTGAACCAATTACTTTTAACCAATGGACTGGTACAGGTGGTATGGGCGATGGTGTACAAGCGGCTAGTATTTATACAAATGCTAATGGACCAGTACTAACACGAGTAGGTCCTATGGTACAATTAAGTATACCAAATAATAAAGCAAATGGTGCAATTACAACTGCTCAAAATCTGTTTTGGATACCTTTTGGTTTTAGACCTATCACTACTTTTACTACCCACATAGTGCCGGCCGTTGCTAACTTAAGATTGATAATACAAAGTGCGTCTGATGCTGGTAATAACAATAGAGCACATGTAAGACCGTCAGTAAACATAGCAAATACAAATAATGATATTAGATTATCGGTTATGTGGTTAACTGAAGACCCCATGCCGTCATAAGGAGGTGAGATAAATGGTTAATCTTAAAATGTTTGGTTCAACTGGGCTTAAACGGTATGGTGCTCAAATTTATGAAGAGTTTCTACCTGAGCTAAGATGGCCAAGAGCAGCGAGAATTTATCAAGAGATGGCTGATAATGACCCGGTTGTTGGTTCCATTCTATATCTCGCTGAAATGTTAATTCGTGGCACGAAATGGACTGTAGAGCCTGCTGGGAAGACTCCGGAAGACATAGCGGCTAAAGAGTTCCTTGAAAGCTGTATGAATGATATGGAAGTGAGTTGGGCTTCAACTATTACAGAAATATTGTCTATGATGACTTATGGTTTTAGTCTTCATGAGATAGTATATAAGGTCAGACGTGGTCCTGATGAATCAAGCGCTCGTTATCGCAGTAAATATAGTGATGGTCGTATTGGTTGGCGTTGTCTACCTATACGTTCACAAAGCAGTATTTCTGAATGGAACTATAACGAAGACAACGAAATAATCAGTGTAACACAAGACCCTGAATCTGAAGCTAAAACTGTTAAAATACCGTTCTCTAAATTACTTCTGTTCCGTACAAAAGTTAGTAGAGATAATCCTGAGGGTCGTTCTTTACTACGGAATGCTTATCGGCCATGGTTTTTCAAAAAACATTTTGAAGAAATTGAGGGTATAGGTATTGAACGTGACCTTGCTGGTTTTCCGGTTTTGAAATCGCCAGCAGACCTTGACCTTTGGAATGAAGATGACCCACGTATGGTAACACTACGAGCACGTGCAGAAGAGGTTGTTGCGTCGGTTAGACGTGACTCTGAAGAGGGTTTATTGTTACCGCATGGTTGGGATTTAGAATTACTTGGTAGTTCTTCGAGTAGACAGATTGATATAGGTGGTACAATTGACCGTTATGATAATCGTATTGCAATTACAATGCTGTCGGATATTATCTTAATAGGCGGTCAGAAAACAGGTTCATTTGCGTTGGCTGATTCTAAACAATCAATGCTTGCATCTGCTTTACAATCACAGCTTTTGAATATAGCTGATGTATTTAATACACATGCTGTACCAAAGCTATTTAAGTTTAATACTTTCAAAGTAGTAGAGTTACCGAAGATTGTTCCAAGCGAAATTCAAAACCCGTCATTAAGAGAGCTTGCTATGGTTGTTCGTGCAATGGGTATGAATATTGCTGGAGACTTCAAAATGCACAATTATTTCAGACATATTCTTGGTATGCCACAGCTTACTGAAGATGTGTTTGAAGCAGTATATAAACCACAAATGCAAAAACCTGGTGCTAAAACAACTGAGGAAGAAGTTGATGACGCTGTTACAAATGCGTTTGACCAGTCTGATATGCATTATACAGGAGGAGAATTAAGATGAGTGATAGACAAGTAACGTTCAATGTTGAAATTCAAAAGTCAAGTGATGAAGGATTAGTATCTGGCTGGGCTAATGTAGCTATCCACAAGGATGGTTCAGTTCCGATGGATTGGCAAGACGATATTATCCATCCTGAAACACTTGAAAAAGCGGCTGTACAATTTATGATGGACTACCAAGACTCAGGTGAAATGCATAAAGGAAACCCAACAGGCACTGTAGTTGAATCAATTGTATTTACCAAGGCAAAACAGAAAATTCTTGGTATTCCTGAAGGCTGTGTTCCTGAGGGTTGGTTCATAACAGTTAAAGTAAAAGACCCTGAAGTTTTTGAGAAAGTCAAGAATGGTACCTACAAGATGTTTTCAATACAAGGTAAGGCAAGCAGAACAAAGATATAAATATTTGCAAATTAACATATAATATAGTTAGGAGGCGATAATATGCCGAACATACTTCAAAACTTAGTAATAGACCGCGTTGATTTAGTTGATGAAGGCGCTAACAGTGCCTCATTCATAGAATTCTATAAAAGGAAGGAGCAAACAAACAGTATGGACATCAAAGAACTCCTGGCGAAGTTAAAGCCGGAAGAAGCCCAGCTCGTAACTGATGCTATTGCTAAAGCTTCAGAAGAAGCAATCGCAAAAGCAAAAGACGAGTCAGCGTCTGAACTTAAAGTGTCGAATGAAGCATTGGCGAAAGCTAATGAGGAACTCGAAGCACTTAAGAAAGCCGCTGAGGAAGCTGCCAAGGCTGATGATGCGAGTAAGCGTTCATCTTTTGATGAAGACGAAATACTCAAATCTATGCCGGAACCCGCTAAAGCTGAATACATGAAAATGAAAGTTCAGAAGGAAGCGGCTGAGGAAGAAATACGTAAGGCGAAGGACGCAGAGATACATGCCACAGCCGTTGCGAAAGCAACAGAGCTTAAAGCATTACCTGTGCCGACTGAGACTCTCGTAGCAGTCCTCAAAGGTAGTACCCCTGAAATGGTTGACGTTCTCACAGCTGTCAGTTCTGCGCTTGAAAGCGCGGCGCTGGGTGAGGTCGGCAAACGTGGGCCTGGTAAGTCCACCGATACATCCGAAGGTGCTTGGGGTGAAATCGAAAAGGCCGCTGAAGAAATCGCAAAAGCGGAAAGCATCACAAAACAAAAAGCCATTGGAGAGGTTATCAAGCGCAAGCCTGAACTCTACAAGGCATATCTTGATGGAGGTGCAAACTAATGAACGCTTTTTCAATCCCTAACCTGCGTTGGAGTTTGCCGTCCGGCGGAGCAACTCCGTGGCGCAGATTTGTGTCTGTGAATGCAGAAGGTAAAGCAATTCTTGCAAACGCAAGCACTCCTGTAGTTGGTGTCTCACAGAATGAGTGTACCGCAGGTCCTCATGCTGACCAAGTGCAGGAAATTATCGACGGCATCGTCGTTGTCGAAGCTGGCGGTGTAATAGCTGCAGGCGCACTCGTAATGTCAAATGCTAATGGCATGGCAGTTGCCCACACGGGTAATGCTGCAGTTGTTGGTATTGCAATCACTGGGGCAACAGCTGCTGGTCAGCTTGTCACAGTAAAACTTTAAGGAAGGAGTAGCGAATAATGCCTAAAATGCAAGACGCCCACATAGATAGGGCGCTAACCAACATTTCGGTTTCATATCTGCAAGATGCTTCTTCTTTTATCGCTGATAAGGTCTTCCCGATTGTACCGGTAAAACGTCAGTCTGATGTTTACTATCAATACAGTCGTGCAGACTTCATGCGAGATGAAGCACGCGAGCGCGGTGCTGGTACCGAATCAGCTGGCGGCGATTATGGTGTCGAAGCGCAAGACCCGTATCATTGCCGTAAGCATGCGTTCCACAAGGACGTAACGACTGAAGAAAGAGCGAACTACGATGAACCGCTTGATGCTGACATCGACGCAACTGACTTCGTCACTCAAAAAATGCTCATCCGTAGGGAAGTAGCATGGGCACAAAGATATTTCCGCGCTGGCGTTTGGGGAACTGAGCGTGCTGGCTCTGCCGACGGTGCTGGAGGTACAGTGCTTCAATTCAATAATGAAGCTTCAGACCCGATTGGAGTCTTCACAAGAGCTGGTGTACAAATGGCCAGTGAAACTGCGTACAGACCTAATACTTTAGTTCTGTCTCCGTTTGTGTTCAATGCTCTGAAAAACCATCCTGATATTCTTGACCGTATCAAGTACACACAAAAGGGTATTGTAACAGCTGACCTGCTTGCAACACTCTTTGAAGTGGATAAAGTACTTGTAGCTTGGGGTGTTGTTAATACAGCACGCAAAGGAGCAGACGAGAATACAGGATTCATTATGGGTAAACATGCGTTGTTAACGTATGCGGCTCCCAGACCTGCTCTCCGTAAACCTTCCGGTGGTTACATCTTTGCATGGACCGGTTTAGAAGGCAGTGGTGCCTTCGGCAACAGAATGGTCAGAATTCCGATGGACCTGCTCGGACTCGGAACAGAGCGCATTGAAGGTGAAATGGCGTTTGATTGCAAAATGATTTCGTCAGACCTCGGTGTGTTCTTTAAGGACATAGTTGCTTAAGATACTCTACGTAGTCAGGCGAGCATTCCGCGATGAAAAAGGTATGCACACGACGGGTTCGATAGTTAGGCCGTCAGGGATTAAACGCTTCAAGCGTAGAGTTCAAGAAGGCAACATTATCGAAGTCACCGAGCAGACTTTTGAAAAGGTTGCTGCATACATGCGTGTCCGTCATAACGTTGAGTTGGAATGGCCGGATGACGATTGGTTCTT